TCATCAGTCTCGTTGGTGGTATTGTTGACATTGACGTCGACCTCTCGTTTAGCGCCCCATCGATCAGGAAAGCGGCGCTCGAGTATCCAAGCAGCTGCGCGCCAGTCTTGTTTAGCCTCGCCCTGATATCTGATGGACTCGAGCAAGACAGCCTCACTGAAGTCTTTGGCAGCCTCCACCTCTTCAGCAAACTCCTCATCCTCTTCTATCCATAGATAGTAAGTGGCGCGACTGATAGAGCTTTGGGTACAAGCGGCTTCAACGCTCATCCCTGTTCTCAGGTTGTCGAGTAGCTTCTCGCGCTTCTCTTTGCGCTTAGCGTCTCGTTTGGTTGACTGCTTTGGCATCCTTCAAAGTCTCCCTGATGTGATCTCTTAGAGTTTTGGCCTCATTATACTTATTGAGGTCATCAGGGTCACTGAGGTCAAGTTGTTCCTCGAGGCGCAACACCAAGAGTCGATCAAGCTCTTTCATGATTCGATGAAAGTCTGCCTCGCGCGCGCGCGTTGTTTGTCTAGTTTGTCTAGTTTCTTTCATTATCTTCCTCAGCAGATGGAGATAAAACACGGTTACGGTGCGCTTCATAATACTCATGAAGATTCATGTGAATCTGCCATGTACCATGAAACATAGCATAGATGGCGACCGGATCTGTTACGGTGATACCGAGCTTAATCTTGTCTTTGTCGCCGTTTAGATGAGCCAGGGACACCGGCATAAAATCTCTGATGAACGGCTTAACAAGAGCCTCAAGGACTTCCAACTCTGACATGTCCATTTTGGCTGAACCACGTTTGTTGACCCAACCGAGCGCCGATCTGATAAGAGCTGTGATGATTGATGAATCTGTGTTGACATAGATCACATTGACATTATCACCGCGCCGAATACCGGTATATACAAAGGGGAACAGGCCACCTCTCTCAGACTGAGCCAAGGACTCATAAGTTGGCCAAGCTTCAGTTTGAGGATTGACGAAGACAACAGAGGCATCTTTAGGGCTTGGTCTTTCATCATGACGATTCGCCGCAGTATCCCCGCCTTTTTTACCACTCTTATTCTGTGGATTACCTGCTTCTGACTTGTCCTTTTTGGCTGATGGTTGTGGTGGGTTCAAACGGTTATTACGTCGCTTGAAAAGATCATCGATGATTGAACCTTCTGTGGCGTTGTCACTGCCTGACTCGTTCAAAATATACAAGTCACCGTAGACATTAATCTGAGAAGCTCGCTCAACCTTTGGAGCCTTAAAGAACTTTCTGAACTGTGAGATCTTTTTTGATTTCTCGACATGCTCTAATGTCTTTTGGACTTCTGTATTGATTAGCTGGCGCAGCTCCTCAGGCATATTGTTGATATACCAATCTTTAACCTCATTAAGCACTACTTCGATTTTTGCCTTTATAATGTTAAGGCGAGGATCAGAGTATAAAAGGTTTTGACGCTCGCTGTCAGGATAGCATCCAATCCCTGTATCTTCATCCATCAGTGGTGGCTCCACCATGATGATCACTCGCTTGTACACCTCAGCATAGTATAGCCCCCAATGTTTGGCCATTGCGTTTGTATCAGTGTAATCAAATATCTCATTTTTGTATTTGATACCGCTGATGAAAGAACGTTTACCATCCATGATACCAGCATCTCTGCTATTTTTTTTTGAAGTCTTCGGTTTCAAATACGTTGTGATCTTAAAGCCTTTGAACTCCTGATTGAAGCTTGGACAACTCAACTCAGATAAGGTGTTAACTTTTTGCCACTTTATCTGAGCCTCTCGATCATTACTAACAGTAGGTATCAACATGCGGATAGGCATATGAGACAACTTCATTCCAAAGAATTTATGAAACTTCGCAGCATCAGTGTCAAAAGTCACCGAGTTTGCATACTCACCCATCAAGACGACGATGGTGTTGGCGCTGCACTTCTTGAAGAGGTGCATCCAATCAACGCCATCAATCGTGAAGCTCTCATGGCCAAACTCATTCTGGACCCACTCAAAATCAACTGAGTAGAGATCCTGCAGATACTCAGCGGCGAAGTCATCAGCATGGTCAGGAGTTGAGCAGAAGTCTCGGCGCATCTCTTCAGAGATGAGAACCTGAGCGCCTGACACACCATCTCTCTGATGTAGCCAGATCATGCCGCCCATCGGCTTCTCTGCTGTCTTAGATACGATGACCAAGCCATAAGGATTGGGGGTTAGCGCTGAGTCTTTCAGGCCAATACCAAAGTTCCCATGATGACCCTCGACTGACTTAGATGAGGAGTTGCGGCCATTGATCAACCTGAGAAGGTCTTGTGGGTTCATCCCATGACCATCATCGCACCAAGCCATCTTGATGCCATTGACTGGTCGAACTCTCACGAAGGTGGCCCCCGCCTCAACTGCGTTGAAGTAGATCTCTCGGCAGTATTGGAGAGGGTGCATGTTTCGATACGAGCGATCCAAAGAAGCGGTTGGATTGTTGTCAATCATGGGTAGTGTTGTGTATTTCATAAAATCTCACTTTCTCTCTGATGAGAGCGCATTAATACTCGTTTGGTGTTTACCGGCGGGTGAACCCTTCACCCCATTGTGATGGTGTGTGCATGTTGTTAGAGGGTGGCTCAGGAGGTAGGAGAGGATCAGGCTCTTTATCGAGCAAGCGCCAAGTTGTGCAGCGCACTTCCCAAAGTGTTTTGTCACCCTGGCCTTTGAAGCTCTTGAGTTGGCCCTCGATGTAGACCTTGGCCCCTTTGCGAATCGAAGAGGCGGCGCGATTGCTCGACTTATCCCAGACCTTGATGGTGTGCCACTCGGTGGACTTCTGCCACTGCCCTCTCGAGTCCTGATAGTTCTCGTGGGTGGCTAGCCGAAAATAGGCGAACGGTTGACCGCTCTGAGTAGTGCGCAGCTCGGCATCCTGTCCGACGTTGCCTATGAGGGTCACCTTATTAATCATTAAGAAGCTCCTTGATAGCTGATGAGGTTGAGTGATCAGAGATGAATCGGAAGATGATCTCCCTGAGCAACTGAGAACGCGACCACCCTAGACTGTCAGCGATCTTGTCTAGCCTGGCGAGCTCCGGCGAGCTCACGCGAGCTGATACGGTCTTGTCAGATGTGCTCATGATTCCTCTTTGGTGATTAATCGAGATATTCAAGAGCGATTGACCACGCAAAAGAGCCATCCGAGTAGTAGAGCGAGCCGTTGAAGATATAGGCATCGAGATCAAGCGGTTGGTGAGCCTTGAACTCTGTCAGCTCAATCATGCAGTAGCCGCCATCGTGGCGCCAGTGTTGGTCGAAGGCGGCCTCAACAAGATCCATATCAGCGGGCTTAGAGTTGTTGAGAGAAGGGGTAGAAGCAGAGGATAAGACAGACATGATGAGAGATCCTTGGGAGTGAGAGTGTGAAGAGTTATGTTTAACGATCAGTGATGTCTAGGTAAGCTTCTCACTGTTGAGGGCGGTCTGTCAAGCTCTTTTGTCTACATTGTATACATTTCTTTAAGTGGTTACTTTTCATAGTGTCTACATTGTGGACATAATGGCTAACCCTAAACACTGCGGTGGAATCAATGAACGACTAGAGACTCTATTGGCAGTGAAAAGGATGGACAGAATATCACCACCATGATAGTGATGTCGATGGTGGCGCTCAAGATTCCTCCTTGATTGCGAGCGCCGCTCGCTAACCTCTTCTCATGGTGAAGCCAACTCGAAAAGAGACACCATGAGGAGGTGTTAGATGAAGCCTTGATCAGCTTTCCCCTTAGCAATTTAGATCACCGAGCTGCTCAGGGCTTCATCTCACACCCCAAGCGCTCATATCGACCTGATCAAGTCGGCGATCTCTCCCCACCATCTCAATCGGTCTTGGGAACATAGCGCCGAGTCGGCTCTTGACCGCTGGATTCTCAGCGAAGATGTTAAGCAGCTGATGAGGATATACATTAGAGGTCATGACCACACTCAGCTCACCGGCGCCCCACTGCTGATAGATCTCTTGGATAAGCTCCACAGTCTGACTGAGCCACCACGGGCTCTTATTGGCTGAGCCACCAACGCCGGCGAACTCATCGATTAAGAGCAGATCGATTCCTGCTAGCCAGTCTTTGAGCGGGCCTTGATTCCGCTTATCATTCCAGCTCGCCTTGATGGTGTTCATGATGCCGATGTGGGAGATGTACTTCACCTTCAAGCCGAGGTAGGCAGCCTCACGAGCGAAGCAATAGAGCAAAGAGGTCTTGCCGTTGCCAGGTTGACCATAGACATAAAGTCCGTGAGGAGCTCCCTGACAACCTCCTCTCAGATACTCGAGCATAGACTCAACCGCCGCCTTCTGCTCGGGTGAGTCTGGCTCATAAGTCGCAAAGCTCATATTAATTGCATCTGATGGAAGTCTCATCTTATCGAGTCGTCTCAACCATCGGCGCGGCTTCTCGCATCGAGGACACATGGAGGCCACCTGAGCGATCCTGTTGGGAAGCCACTCATAGTTCCATCCCTCTTGGCAACGACCACAGAAGGGGACCGGCCTTGGCTTTAGATATCCCGCTTTAAGGTCAATCCAGTTTCTTGCCTCAAGGTTCTGAGGCTTAAGATCCGAGAAGTCGAGATCAGCCTTAGGTGGGTGCTCACTCGCTCTAGCGCGCGCTCCTGCTTTGAGTTCTTCAATGATGTTGGTGTAGTTGCTGAGGTCTAACTTGCTCATCTCGCTCATCGTCGGCCTCCATTGTATCGAGCAACGATGTCTTCATATCTCTCAAACTTCTTGGGTTGAGGTGGTTGAGTCTCTCGTGTTGGTCGAGGAGTTGGCAGCTTCCATCCAAAAGGATTCTCGCGCGTCTCCTGAGTTACAGGTTCCTCTAAAGACTGATTGTTTAACTGATTATTAAGCTGATTATTATTGTACGACTCTGTGACGTAATGATTACGACTCTCTGACGTAATGGTTACGTCACTCTGTCGTATTGCGTCACTCTGTCGTATTGCGTCACTCTGTCGTATTGCGTCACTCTGTCGTAATGCCTCAAAGTTAAGTTCAATGCTCTTTACTCTGTCTGTTCGCTCTGTCTCTGCTCTCTTAATCAGTCCTAGACTTTGCAACTCTGAGAAGCATCTCTGAACAGATCGAAAGCTCATAGCGCCCTCAAGCGCTTGATAAATGTAGCTGGCACTCATCGGCTTGGCTTCCCAAGTCACGAAGTCACTCTTATAGATGATGGTGATCAACACCAACTTAGGGTTAGCTTTGAGCGGCGCCTTGATCGCTAAACCTATGGCTTCATGTTGCTTCATGTCTCCTCCTTGTCGACAATGAAAGAAAGTTGATGAAATAAACTTGACATGATGAAATAAACTTGTCAAGATGTTTTCATCCTTCACTTCCAAGCACAAGGAGATAAGCATGGAGGCACAAAAACATGGTATACTAAGAGCGATTGGTCAGAGGAATATCGCTGTCGCTCTTAATATCTCTGAGTCATATCTCAGCAAAATCATCAAGCATCAATCTAAGGCGCCTAAAATGTTAGCGATTGAGCTGGCTAGGCTGTGCAATGAGTTGGCTGAGCAATACAAGCAGTGTGAAGCTTTTGAGCCTGATGACTTCAATGAGGATCTTGTTGCTCTGCGAGAACTGCCTTATGAAGCGCTGTTTATCATCGAAGATCGCTATTGGGGCTCTGAAGAGTTGACAGTCAGACAGTTGATCAAACTACAGGATGATGACCCTGAGCTGATCCAAAAACTACGAGAGTGCTATCATGGTGACTATGAGAGTTTCATTTGGTACGGCAAAACCATTTATGTAAGCCCTCGAGAGGAGGACAGAGCATGAGCTATCAAGACGAATACCCAACTTGCTATAACCTCAAGCCGGTGACGCTCGAGAAGCCCTCACCCTCAATCACTGATGTAGAGTTGGCAGCGCTTCGCGGCGTTGACCTCGCTGAGCGAGTCGCTGAGCCCGTCAACCGATTCTCTTTAGCGCGCGCCGCTATCAAGCTGAGCGCTCACATCGCTAGGAAGCTGCGCTGATGCCACCTGACAAGCAGATTCTCGATGATGTCTTCGTCGTCATCATCCTCATCCTCATCATCATCATCATCACATTATTCATCTAATCAATAGGCGGCGGGGAGCTGACCAAAACCACCCGCCGCCCATCAACCCTCTTTCACTCCTCTGCATGACGCAGATACATAAGGGATAACACAATGAGCATCTTCACACCAACGAACATTCAGGAACTCCAAGAGATGGCCATGCTGTTGACCGGCCATAATCAGCGCGATGCCATGAGCCTCATCCAAGTGTTTGCCGCCTTCGGTGACTTCTTCGGTGGTGACCTTGGCCGAACTTGGACTCAAGGATACAGTCTTCGCGGTAAGCCGACTCTCAACGCTGATGCTATGGCTGGCATCTGTCGCTCGTCAGGTCTGGTCCGATTCATCAGAACTGTTGAGTGGAGCGCTCACAGTTGCACGATGGAGATGGCGCGAACTGATGAGCCTGGTGATATCGTTCACACCTTCACATATACTTTAGACATGGCTCATGCTCAGGGTCTTACAGGTAACCGAAACTGGAAGACTATGCCCATGCAGATGCTCCGCGCTCGCTGTTTGACTATGGGCCTTCGCGCTGTGTTCCCTGATGCTGTGTCAGGCATTTACTCAGCTGATGAGATCGCAGACAACACCAACATGAGCGACGATGAGCGCACACAGATCACAGCTCAAGCTCTCGGTGAGGAGATGAGCAGCCAAGCGCCTCAGGCTCAGCGAGCGCCTCAACCATCACGAGCGCCTCAACCAGCTCCTCAGCCTCAGCGAGCGCCTGAGCCTTCTCGACCTCCTCAGCCTCAACCTGCTCCTGAGCCTTCTCGACCTCCTCAGCCTCAACCTGCTCCTGAGGTGGTAGGCCGGAAACCAACGCCGGTCAAGGTCTTCGCTTATATGGCTGATCTAGGCCGAGCGCTTGAGCATCATGGTATCAGCAAGAGCGCCGCTGTCGATGTGGCCTCACGCCTTAACATCGACCTCGAGGCGATCACAGCAGATGAGCGCAAGGAGTTCTTCTACAGTTGGCTGATCTCATCGACCATCAGAGACTCACGCCTTCAACCGAACTGGTGGCGCGACAAGGGGAACAGTCGAGCAACGGTCAAGCAGCTGCGTGATGAGTTCCCCACGTTACCCGTTGACGCTGATTCACGAGACATCGGAATCAATCTCGCCAACCCTTACTTCTGGGAAGGGCTCAGCGTATCTGCTCACCTCGAGGATGAGGAGTCCATCGAGGCAGGACGACAGATCATGAGGGAGATCATCAATGGCTCAGAAGATGTGGCGCTTCTGCTTCAGCTGTCTCGTCTGTGAGGAATCGGAGTCCTCGCCTGATAGTTGCGCTGAGCCTCTAGTGTCGCCTCTATGCGAGCGACAGCCGACAGCAAAGCCTCGAGCTTACGTTCAACGCTCTCGAACTTAATATCATACCCACTAGCGCGCGCCTCGAGTGAGCTGACCTGCTGTTTAAGCTTGCCCATCTCTTCAGCGTGCTTGGCCTTATCCTGGGTCATTTTAATGACCATCCCCACCAAAGCGATGAGGGTGGCAATATCGAGAGTGTTCATATCCATAACTGTCTCACGATTGTGATGAGGGTGGCAGCACTAACTAATAGTAAGAGGTGGCCCTCTGTCATGATGACCATCTCTATCATCTTAATACCATGATCGTGGTCGCGATGACAGCCACAGACGAGGTGGCGATAAGCCCCCACTTGAGGTGGCGAGCGCGCTGAGCCTCATCAGCGGTGAGCTTCTCCTGAGCCTCGAGCGAGCGCTTCAAGGATTCAATCAGCTTCTCATCATCTGTCTCACGCTTGCTCACTATCTGCGCCAACTTCTCAGCCTCTTTAACACAGCTCTCAGCTGTGGCATCAATCGCCGCTTTGCAGAGATTGGGGCTGTGGTGGATCGCGTCTTTGAGGCGTAGCCAATCATGGACTGAGATAGTCATGAGGGTTGGCTGATCAAGGACTTGCCACCTCTCAGCGACCACTGGCGCTAGATGATCACCCATGCAGATCATCAGGCCAGGCTCAACGGCAGAATAAACGCCGGTACCACAGAGGAGAGGGAGAGAGAGAATCATCGACCACATAAGCTGGTAGCCTCCTTGATCGCCTCATCAACTCGCTCTCTGCATAGCCCCTCACAGTTAAGGATACAGTCACCGCTCTTTCGAGCTTCACAACCTGCCAGGTCAAGTCCGATGGTGAGAACCTTGTCCTCAGACGTGGCTAGTTTCTTTGTGAGCTCATCGATCTCAGTCTGTAGAGCTCGCTCGACTTCAGCAGCTCCGAGCGAAGCGCCGCCGAGGTAACAACCCAACATCAGGAGAGCGGCGACCACCGCGCCGATGATATACAACACTGACTCTTTTGAGAGTTGAGGTAGGTTTATATTAATCATGTTCTTTCCTCATGGCTCATGGTGTCAATCGCCAAATCAACTGGCGCCCATATCCAGCATAGATGTTTTGAGTGTTTGAGCTATTAATGCTTGAAAAAATAGAAAATCCTCCAATCTTAACGCTGACATCAACAGCCGATGCAGTCGCATCTATCAGCAAACAAGCCACTTCATCTGAACTGGTTAAATTGCTATCCTCATAAATGCTGATGTGCATTAGGCCGATGGTGCCAACACTAGCGCTCGTCGTCTCGTTATACCATTGTGTTTCAATGTACGCTGAAGAACTTGTTGAGCCTGTAAAATAAGCCTGTTGAGCGGCCTCTAAATAATAATAATAGCCCGCATCTAATGTAATGATATCGCTGGATACGCTCGGAGTCCATGACCCCTCTAAGCTCGTGATAGTTGAAAGATTGATCCGGTTCCCTGTCACCAAGCTTTGACCGCTGCTGGAGACTGATGACTCGATCACAACGAGCGCATCAGGAACAGCTATGGCTTCACCCCCTGGAATGTATGTCATGTTATGCCCTCGCTAATCGAATCACGCCAGCTCGGCTATAAAGCTTTTCAAACTTCGGTGTAGTGCCACTGTAGTAGTTGTATTTCACTCTCCACTCAGTGCTATTTCCATGGCTCCACGAGCTATCATCACTGACACTGCGAGCAGCGACACCACCCTGAAAGCACGAGGCCCATGTGTACTGAGGTTCAGAAGCAGCACCAACTGAAAAGCTGACTAATACATTATTAGTTACATCGCCGCTGAGCGCGCACCATACATATCCTCTTCCAGAGAATGAAAGGCCCGTGCTGCCGATGTTAGTATTAAGCCACGTTTGAGATGTTGTGTTCCATCTCGTGGACGGTGTCAAAGTGCCAAATGTCAACCATGCTAGGCTAAACGGACTAGCTCTATTTCCACTCACGTATGTCATGCGACCCTCCACAACCATAATCGGCTATTATTTGTGACTGTTGGCGCAGAAGCTTCAAAGGCTGTCACTCTGACCTTTAACTCGCCGGAAGTGGTCAGGGTAAACGCATGCTCTGAATAATCACCACGTAAATTATTATACCATCCGGTAATCCCCATCCGATCACCATCTGAGCCATCGACTTCAACCACAAACTGAATGTTCTGATTGCTGGTTGAGCGCGTGATGCTCAGCGTACAGCGCGCCATATAGAACCCAGAAGGGAGGGTGATGGTGGTGGTGCCTGATCCAGAATAGCTGGAGCTGTAGTTATCTCCCCCTGCGGTGAGAGTGTAATAGCTGCCGACGCCAGGAGAGCCGCTTGGGATGAGCTCTAACATCTCTAGCTTCTGATCTAGTCTGTTGCGGTAAGTCATTTACAGCCCCCGTTTAAATGATGAAGTAGTTGCTGCCATCTGAAACAAGAGTAACAGCGTCGTATTGCACATCGAGCACAAACGAAGCTGCGGCATCAATCGTGCCGCTGCTCGGCGACACTGTAACCGAAGCAGTGCCTAGGCGCTTGACGTTATACTTGTACCCTGCGCCCACTGTGGTCGCTGTTGGAATAGTGATTGTAACAGCGACGGCGCCATTATTGATCAGGTGGATTTCTTCAATGCCGGTATGCGAGCTGATGGTGGTGTTCGTCTGACTTGAATCGGTTGTGATGTTTGGCGCGCTTGATCCACCCGAAGCTGGCTCAGCACCCCATGAGCTCGTGCCATTATCATAAGTCAGAACGTAGTTATCAATACCTGCTCCTGCAGTGAAGCTCACGTCTGACAAGTCGTTGAGGCTCTCTCCGCTGATATCACTGATAAATGCTGAGGTCGTATTGTTTGCCTGACTCAGATCAATGCTTGAGATGTTACTAGGAACCAACGCCTTATCCGTCGCTGTCCCTGTCGCTGTCTCTGCATTAGTCGCGATCTCGATGACACCCGCCACTGTCTCTGAAGCGGCGCTTGCTGTTGGAGCTGCTTCAGCACCCCATGAGCTCGTGCCATTATCATAAGTCAGAACGTAGTTATCAATCCCTGCTCCTGCGGTGAAGCTCACGTCTGATAGATCGTTTAAGCTCTCTCCGCTGATATCGCTGATGAACCCTGCATTATTGTTGAGCTGAGATGTGCCAACTGATGAGAGGTTGGAAGGAACCAACGCTTTATCCGTCGCTGTTCCTGCTGTCGCCTCAGCGTTGGTTGCAATCTCGATGACACCCGCCACTGTCTCTGAAGCGGCGCTTGCTGTTGGAGCTGCCTCAGCACCCCATGAGCTCGTGCCATTATCATAAGTCAGAACGTAGTTATCAATCCCTGCTCCTGCGGTGAAGCTCACGTCTGATAGATCGTTTAAGCTCTCTCCGCTGATATCGCTAATGAATGCTGAGGTCGTATTATTGGCCTGACTCAGATCAATGCTTGAGATATTGCTAGGAACCAACGCCTTATCCGTCGCTGTCCCTGTCGCTGTCTCAGCGTTGGTTGCAATCTCGATGACACCCGCCACTGTCTCAGAGGCAGCCGCCGCGCTCGGCACTGCCTCAGCACCCCATGAGCTCGTGCCATTATCATAAGTCAGAACGTAGTTATCAATCCCTGCTCCTGCAGTGAAGCTTACGTCTGATACATCATTCAGGCCGGCCGTTGATAGTCGGTAAGTTCCATCATCATTGAGCGCGCTAACATCTACTGAGCCAAGCGCGGTGACGAGTGAGGTTGACACTGCCTGATTGCTCGCGTCGCCTAAGAAGATCTTTCCATCATCTAGGTTGGGTGTCGCGTTGCTTCGGCCAGCTCCACCGACTTTGATGATGCCAGCGCTCGCGTCTGCTCGGACAACTCGTCCGATGTTCTGAATGAGGTTACTTTCACCTGTTGGCGCTGAGTTAGTGAGCGCGCCAGCTGTGGCCGCGCTAACATACACTGGATCATTAGCGCTGAGTGAATAGGTATTAGTGTTGTAGTCTGTCAGGTTGCCAAACGTGATAACCTGAAGCTCTGCCTGATCGTTTGCGCTTGCGAGCGCTAGGCCAAAAGCTGGCATCGTTGAAGCGCTGTTTGCTCGAGCAAGAGACACAGTGGGAACAGTGCCACTCACACCCTTGATGTACACAGCCTGACCCTTGTTGATAACGCCGCCGCTGTCGTTCTTAGCCCTGAATCGAATAGCGCCATTAACATCAGTGTAGGCGCTGATGAATCGGTTGTTCTCATCACCTATGGTGTGGGTAGCGTCTGCATCAGGAATCATATCAGCGCCTATGCTAATATCACCCGTTCCATCAGGGTTGATGGTTACGTCGCCATTGCTCGCTGAGGTGATCGCCTGACCGTTGACATCAAGAGGCCCACCGAGCTGAGGCGTGGTATCCTCAACGACTGCGCTGATCCCACCTCCTGCATAGGTCTTAAGGTCGCTGGCAGGGATGAGCTTAGTTACACCCCCATCATTTAAGATGAATCCATCAGTGTCCACAATGCTCACAGATGCGCCGACGCTAGAGCCACCATCTAAGAGGCTAAGCTCTGCCGCGCTCGCCGCCACAATTGTGCCATTTAGATGAAGACCGTAGTCAGTGCCATTGTGATCGATGTCAACCTTGGCGCCGCCCAACTCACTCGGGATGCCGATGACGTGCAAGCCTTTGGTTTGAGTACTGCAAGGCAGAGGTAAAATATCAACCCTGCCTGCTTCTGCTCCTGCTGTCGGGTCTTCGATACGACCAAAGACATACGCATATTCGGTAGAGCCGCTCCCAGAATCTAGCCCCTTAAATGTGAGTTGCCCTAATCGATCATTGGCGGCGGGGGTGGTGCTCTGCATATGAAACAGCAGGCGAGGGCCAAAGCTCGCGCTCGATTCACTCAGAAGCTCAAACTGTGGATCATGTGAGCTATCTGTGACGCCTAGGTCTAAGATTAGCCCATCATCAGGATCATGAATGAGTTTTACATCCTGATCATCACCCCAGTAAATGATCCCATTATCACCAAGGTAGAGATCCGCCCACTCTCCTGATGGAGAGCCTAGGTCGTAGCTGTTGCCTGAGGTCGGGACGAGATCAGAGGAAATAGGCTGTGTAAAGAAGCTGGCGTTGGCTTCTTGCCACTGAGTACCATCACAAATGAACCAGCTTATTTGTCGATCTACAGTGAGAGCGAGAGCGCCGAGGGTTCCACCCTTTGACTGATTGCTGATGTTGAGGAGGTCGTTGGTGGTGCCATCACTGCTGACTAGCTCGATGCTTCGCGCGCTGTTCAGCGTTGTAAACCCGATGATATCACCTTTGGTAGATGCAGAAGCGTCGGGCATTGTAACCGTTTGAGTTCCTGAGGTGTAACCACCAACATAAACATAGTTGCTCTGAGCTGTAAATGTTGAGCTCGTCTTAGTCTCAATATCATTGATCTGATTACCAGCACCTGAGACAGCGCTGTCAACATAAGCAGTGGTTGCAATCCTGGTGGAGTTATCGCCTGCAGTCGCAGTGGTCGCCGTTGGCGTGCCTGTCAGGGCAGGTGAGGCTAATGGTGCTTTCAGAAAAAACTCATCGTCAATCCCGCTGAGGTGACCATCAATGTTAGCGTTGGCGGCTATGTAGTTGAGCGCTACGTGATCAGCGGCGAGATCATCAGCAGAGAGCACCACCGCGCCGGTCTGTGTGTTAACTGAGCTTACTGCGTCGGTGTTATCGACCTTATCAATCTTTGAGTTGGTGACTGATCCACCCATGTCCTCATTAATGAGGAGGTGATCACCAACAGCCCAAGTCTGACCATAAATGGTCCCTGCTGTGTCGATGATATAGAGGTCACCTTTCTCAGCGTTGGCGATACTCGGAAGACCTGTTGAGGCGTCAAACGTTCCCTTGTAATCGACCCCACCCACAAGCGCCGAGTCAATCCGCTGCTTAACCTTTAGAGGTGTCATCGCCTTGAGGTCATCAGTGCCCGCCGCTGACTCGGTTGAGTCTGCAATCTCGATGATCCCCTTAACTGTCTCGCTTGCATCAGGAACCGAAGCGGCCCCGCCCCCTAACCATGGTTTAGCGTCAATGCTCATGTCTCACCTCACACGTTGGTCGTGGCGTTGAAGCCTGCATAGATAACAAAGCTGTCACCGGCGGCGGCCTTCTTATAGGCCACTGAGGTCACGCTTGAGCCTGAGACAAGCGCTTGCACGTCGACCTTATAGGCGCCGAGCACTGGAATCACGCCATCTGAGTTGGCCACGCCATCACCAGCCCCACCGGCGGCGCGTAGCTTGCAATAGCTCACAGTGTCAGTTGAGCCGCTGAGCACCTCCAAGAAGGCGAAGGTGAGGCCAGCTTCAAGCTGAAGCCCTGTTCGTGTGTCGTAAAAGTCAGTCGAGCTGAGGCTGTGCCAATCAGTGTCAGCGACTGCTGAGGCGTTATATGCTGCGTTAAACCCACCAGCGTGGATGGGATATTGGACTCCAAGTCTCATGGCTTCTCCAGTGTAGTCTCGGGTTGAGGTTGAGGTTGGGGTTGGGGTTGTTGCATCTGCTGAGCCTGCGCCTGAGCTTGAATCACCTCAGTTGGTGACACCTTCTTAGCCCACACGTTGGCACCTGCAAAACTAATATAGAGTGTGTTGATGAGGGCTAAGACCTCAGTATTAGCCTTGCCGCTCATGGCTAGTAAAAAACAGCAGCCGAGCGAGGCATAAAAGCCAAGCGCCTTTCGGCCACCTGCTTTACCTGTCAGGCCACTATCACTCATCGAAATCTTCCGAGAGCAAGCGGTAAACGTGGGCCACTTCATCTAACGAGCGACTACGGATGATGACACCCTCACCGCGCGTATCATCGCCGAGCACGCCATGAGCGTTCCCCTCGACAGTCTCAAAGACACCATCAACGAGCTCCCCACGACAGATGGTGATATGGTCGCCTTGGGTCGCGTGCTTGCCGGAATAGACCACCACGATATCACCGGGCATCATCTTAGATGGGTCAATGTGTCGTGAGGTCTGTGACCAGTTAGAATATAGGCGATAACATGAGGGAAAGATCTTCTTTCTGATGCTCGGCTTAACTGCCGTCCAACAGAAGGCGGCGAAAGCTCCACACCAAGCAAACTGACCATTCTTGACGTACTCCTTCTCCCACGTCCAACCGAGCCCCTCGACTGATCTGATATAGGTGTTGATTCGTCGATCAGGCTCTTTGAC